AGCAGGCTTTGAAGGGTCTCAAGCAGGAGCGCCAGAAGCTCACCACCGAACTGATCCCCGGCGTCATGGACGAGATGGGCGTGGATCGGTTGGATGTGGACGGCGTCACCGTTACCCGCAAGCTCATCGTGTCTGCCTCGATCTCTGACGAGAAGCGGGAGCAGGCGTTCGGTTGGCTGCGCGACAACGGCCTCGACGACATCATCAAGAACGACGTGGTGGTGTCCTTTGGTCGTGGCGAAGACAACGCCGCGAAGAACGCTGTCGGCATCCTGCGCGAGCAGGGCTTCGACCCCGACGTGAAGACCCACATCCACCCCATGACGTTGAAAGCGTTTGTCAAAGAGCGCGTCGAGGATGGCAAGCCCATCGACCTCGACCTGTTCGGTGCCTACGTCGTCAACGCTGCTGAAATCCGGAGGAAATAATCATGACCACTGCTGTGGCAAAAGCTAAAGAGACCGCCCTGTCTACCGACTTGATGAACGACATCTTCGACATGGCTGGGGAGGGCACATCGTTCGACTCGTCGGAGATGCAAATCCCGTTTGTTCGTGTGGCACAGTCCCTGTCGCCCCAACTGAACAAGAAGAAGGGCGAGTACATCGAAGGCCTCTCGGCAGGCGATGCGTACAATACGCTGACCGGGGAGATGTGGCCCGGGGAGACGGGCCTTGTCGTGGTGCCCTGCTTCCAGACAACGAAGTATCTGGAGTTTGTTCCTCGCACCTCAGGCGGCGGGTTCCGGGGCGAGATCAGCGCCAACGACCCGATCCTGCAGCGCACCTCGCGTGATGGCTCGAAGGAAATCCTGCCGAATGGCAACGAGCTGGTGAAGTCTGACCAGCACTTCTGCCTGATCGTCGGGGAAGACGGCATCACCCAGCCTGTCGTGATCGACATGAAGTCTACCCAGCTCAAGGTCTCGCGCCGCTGGAAGACAAACATCAACCAGTTGAAGGTGCGGCATCCGGAAACGGGCGAAATCAAATCCCCGCCCGTGTTCGGATTTATGTGGCGCTTGAAGACCGTGGAAGAGACCAACGACAAGGGCGACTTCTACAACTGGTCTGTTGAGAAGGTTGGGATGGTTGAGACCCGCGAGCTGTTGATGGAGGGTAAAGCCTTCCGCGACGGCGTCATGCGCGGCGAGCTCAAGGCACAGGCCGAGAACCACGGCGGTGGCGACGGCGGCGGCGCTCGAAACGACGACAGCCCGTTTTGAGCATGAGGGGGCGTGAGCCCCCTCCCACCTTCCGCGCCCGGAGAAGACAATGTCCCTTGCCAGACGTCTTCTGCTTGCCTTCGAAGGATCGGACTTGGCGCACGGTCGAACGACCGTGGGCCGAGTTGCGAGAAACGGCAAAGCAGAAGCAAACAGCTATGTCATACGGGAGTTGATGACGGAGGAGCACGTCAAGGCGCACCTTGCTGGGAAGCAGGGCGTCGGGTCGATCCCGATCAATTCCAAGAACGAATGCAAGTTCGGGGCCATCGACATCGATGACTACGACCTTGACCAAAAGGCGCTGGCTGCTCGCATCAAGAGCCAGAAGCTACCGCTCGTGCAGTGCCGCTCGAAGTCTGGCGGCGCGCACCTCTATCTGTTCTTGGACGACTGGTATCCAGCGGCCATGGTCCGAGAATATCTGACCGAGGTGGCAGCTCTCTTGGGCTACGCTGGCCGTGAGATTTTCCCGAAGCAGGACAAGATTCTGTTCGACCGTGGCGACGTGGGCAACTTCATCAACTCGCCCTACTTCAACGCCGACGAGACGGTGCGCTACGCCGTGTCTGAAACAGGCGAGGCCATGACGCTCGTCGAGTTTCTCGACAAGGTCGAGGCGACGCGTGTCCCGCTGTCCAAGCTGGAGATTGCGCCGCACGTGGAGAAGCGGGAAGACCTGAAGGACTATCCGCCCTGCCTCGAGCAGATCATTCTGCAGGGTGTGATCAACGACTACCGCAACACCACCCTGTTCAACCTGACTACGGCACACAAGAAGGCAAGCTCTGAGGGGTGGAAGCGGATGCTTGAGGAGAGCAATGTCCGCTACTGCGAGAACCCGCTGCCTGCCGAAGAGGTGGTCGGCCTCCAGAAGCAGCACGACAAGAAGGACTACGGCTATCAGTGCACGGCAACGCCGCTCTGCAACTTCTGCAACAAAGACCTGTGTCGGACCCGAAAGCTTGGCATCGGCAGTGGCGGGGCGGTTGAGTTCCCGAAGCTGACGGGGATGACGATCCTCAACTCGTCGCCCAAGATGTTCTTCCTCGACTACGACGGCAAGCGCCTCGAGATCACCTCGCAGCAACTGACCAGCCAGACAGCCTTCCAGAACGTATGCGTCGAACAGGTTGACCGCATGCCGCCCACGATCAAGGCGGCCGAGTGGAACAAGGTGGTGAACGGTCTTCTCGACACCGCCATCCACCTCGAGGCCCCGCCGGAGCTGACGCTGCGCGGCCAGTTCGAAGACCTGATCCGGGAGTATTGCACCAGCAACATCCGCGCCATGGTGGCCGAGGAAGTTGCGATGGGCAAGCCTTGGACGGACAAGGGCCTCACGAAGTTTACCTTTGCAGGCCTGATGGAGTTTCTGAAGTTTCGCGGGTTTACCCATGTGAGCCGGGTGCAGGTGCAGAATTTCATCAAGGACCTGAACGATGGCCGCCCCTGCCACGGCCACCAAGGCGTGAGGAAAGAGGATGGGGGAACGACAACCGTCCGGGTCTGGTGGGTGCCAGCCTACAAGGACGAGCAAGTAGATATGAAAGTGGAGACGAACGATGAAGCTGCCCGTATTCCCTTCTGAGCAGGACGACCGAATGCTCAGGGCCGCGGACGTGTGCCGATGGCTGAACCTGTCGGAATCAACCCTGTACAAGTGGATCAAGGACGACAAGTTCCCGAAGCCCTACTCACTTGGCGATGAAATGGATCAGAACTCGGTGTCCCGGTTCTCGAAAAAAGAGATTGAGGAGTGGCTCTATGCGCGACCCAGAGGCAAGTTTCACGGAACGGAGAAAGCTGTTGCTCGGTCCCCCCGGGTGCGGAAAAACCCATCGAATGATCTGGGAAGTGGAGCAGGAGCTGGCCCGGGGGACGAGGCCTGACGAGATCGCCATGGTGTCCTTCACCCGCAAGTCGGTGGAGGAAGCCCGGTCTCGTGCCTGCGCCCGCTTCAACCTCACGCCAAAGGACCTGCCGTGGTTCCAGACGCTGCATGCCATGGGCCTGCGGCTGCTCGGGATCGCGCCCTCGCAGATCATGGCGCAGGCGGATTGGAAAGACTTCGGCAGGAGCCTTGGCATCGACATCAAGGGTGTCGATGACCGCTCTGCCAGAGACGGCCTGATCATTGCCCAGACCGTAGGGGGAGACAAGTATGTCTCCATCCTCGAGCGCTCGATCATGCGCTGCATTCCCCTTGAGCAGGAGTTCTCCGAGACCAACGACTGGAACCTGTCGTGGCCCATGCTCAAGAAGGTCGAGCAGGAGCTCATGTTCTACAAGAGCACGTACAACAAGTTCTCCTTCGTGGACATGATCAACGAGGTCGTGGTGCAGGAGCTCCAAGGTCCGAGGCTCAGGCTCCTCGTGGTCGACGAAGCGCAGGACCTAACGCCCTTGCAATGGCGGATGGTGGAGCTGTTGGCCGAGCGGTCCGACCGCGTCCTCTTCGCAGGCGACGACGATCAGGCAATCCACCGCTGGGCTGGCGTCAAGGTTAAGCTCTTCATGGAAAGCTCGCGCAACATCGAGGTGCTTTCCCAGAGCTACCGCCTGCCTCGCCCCGTCTACGAGACGTGCGTCGGTATCTCCAGCCGCATTCGCGACCGCCTGCCCAAGGAGTTCCATCCGGCCGGGCACGAAGGTTCGGTGAGCAGGGTCATCGGGCCTCGGCACCTTGACCTGCGGGAGGGCAAGTGGATGGTGCTGGCCCGGACCAACTCCTACGTGCAGGAGTGGGCCCAGCGCCTGCGGCAGGATGGCTACATGTTCAAGGTCTACGGCCGCAACTCCGTCGATCCCAAGCTGGCGGACGCGATCAAAGGGTGGCGCACCCTGCAGACAGGCGGGGCTCTCCCGGTGGGCGCGATCAAGGCGCTCTACGAGATGCTGCCCAAGCAAGGCGACGCGGCGGCCCTCAAGCGTGGGTCCACCAAGCTCCTCGAAGCCTTCAACCCCGAGGGCCTCTACGACTACGACCAGCTCGTGGCCTCGGCCGGGATGATCGCGGCGCGTGGCATGGACGCGCTTCAGGTCTTGAACCTCGGGAGCTACGACGCCGACTACATCCGTGGTCTCGAGCGCCGGGGCGAAGACATCTCTGGCGAGCCTCGGATCAAACTCTCGACCGGGCATGCCGCCAAGGGCGGTGAGGAGGACAACGTCGCAGTCGATCTGTCCTCGACCAAGGCCTGCGTCAACACCCAGTTCCCCGACGACGAGCACCGGGCCATGTACGTGTGCGGAAGCCGGGCCAAGAAGAACCTCGTGTTCGTCCACACCGACAAGGAGTATCGTTATGTCCTCTGATCCGAAGAGAATCCAAATCTTGAAGCGCGCAGCCGAGGTGACGGGCGGGGAGCGGCAGGATTCCTACGGCCCTGTCAAAGATAATCTGAGCAACATCGCCGAGTTTTGGCAGACGTACCTGACGCAGCGCAACGGAACGCCCGTCATGGTCGAGGCCGAGGATGTGGCATGGATGATGGTCCTGCTCAAGTCCGCCCGGTCTTTTGCTGGAGGGTACCACGAGGACAACTATGTTGATGCGGCGGCCTATGCTGCCATCGCAGGGGAGTGTGCACAGTGACCAAGGATCGCTTCGACGTCAGCACGGACGACTTCCTGCTGAAGATGGACCTGTCCAACCCGGACGTCGAGTGGTTCATGCCCTCTGAGTTCCCTGACCTGACGCGCCACACGCTGATGGCCATCGACCTCGAGACGAGGGACCCGCAACTGACGGAGATGGGCCCCGGCTGGGCAACCAAGAACGGAGAGATCATCGGCATCGCCGTCGCGGCCGGGGACTTCTCTGGCTACTTCCCCATCGCCCACGCCAACGGGCCGAACCTCGACAAGAAGCTGACGCTGCGCTGGCTGCAGAAGCAACTGGCCACGCCCCACATGACGAAGGTCATGCACAACGCCAGCTACGATACGGGCTGGCTCATGGCCGAGGGTGTTAATATTCAAGGCCCAATCATTGACACCATG